TTTATTTTATTTTAAAAATATTAGTTTAGTATTTTATTGGGTGTGTCAATTTGAAAGTAATATTTAAGGACGTTTATTGAATATCATGTGTTTAGACCTTAAAATAATTTATACGGTGATTTGTTATATTCGAGTGGCAACCCCACTTGGAGTAACAATATTCGACTACGAAGTCGAACCACATGACGTATAAATGGGTTCATTACCTATTTTATGTTGTTAATATCTGTCACGATATGTTGTATTCAATAAAAATAATTATTTAGATAATTTCAAATTGGTTAATTCGGACTGGTGGATCTAGGGAAGAAGACTTAATTTAATAACCCTATGCTTAAAAATACAATTGCTTTAAGGCTTTTGGTCTTCAGGATTACCGGCGCTGTCCTCAGTTCCGGACAAAATGCACATGTTCCTTATACATTAAAAGTAAGGCGGCGGGCAACCCCCTGAGCGAAGCCGTAAATTCAATCAAACCCCGACAATTCACTACAACTTACTGACCAAAATTACGCTTTCAAACTTTCAAAATTTTACAAAGACTTCTTTACAAAATTTAATAATGTCACAAAGCACAATTTCATTTTACAAGTTCGTACATAAGAATCCTGTTTGGGTAGATATTCCAGCAATGTTTAAATATATTAAAAATCAACCGAAAGGTTTTATATTTAAAACACTAGCTGATATAATCCGCGAAATAAATGGTGAATGGGTATTTACTTATAATCGTAATGCGGATAAACAATATCAAAATATGTTTGAGATGTTAAAAACTATGAATCTTAAACATGATATGCCACATTTAACTAGATTTATGCATAACGAAAAATATAAACGTAATGCAGGATGTGGCCAACATTCTAAAGCTCAAGTTCAGGCTTTAGAAGATTTCTTTCATTTTCCCTCTAGAGTTACTCATTTACTAGCACAGGCTACAGCCGCTGTTGGTGAAGTTCGAGAGACTGTTGCACATGTAGATTATACAGCAGAAAGGGTTAATGAAAATATTGATACTGTACAAGAAATGTTAGTTACAGTTCGTACTATTGTACAAGGTTTTCAAGATCAAATTAATGAACTAAAAGAGAATATGGGTGACACTGTTATGACAATGTTACTTTATTTGGCAAAAATTGTTTCGGTGTGTTTTTTATTATCGAAAAAAGAAAATCAAGATGCGACATCGATTGCTGCATTAATTACTCTCATTTTACCATCTTCAATTACAAGTGGTATCCAGGCGTTTGCGTCTGGCCTGATTCGAGTTATCCAGGGAATGACGGGTGCTGTTGCACAAGCTGATGATCAAGAAACTGATGGTTTTATTAAATCTTTTTTCTCACTTACTGTGGGGATTGTTAAAGGTTTATTTCGTGATGTGCCTAAAGATGCTTTTGAAAATATGAATTTATCTTCAAAGAAAGTTCGATTAATAGCAGATTATATACGAGGTTGTACTACTATTGTAGATTTTGTTGTTAAGATATATGAAAAATGTATTGAATTAATTGGAGATAGAGTGTTAAAATATTTTGGAATAATACCATGGTTTATGAAGGAAGATTCTATTCAACCTTTGATTGATGAATTTTTGGATATTAAACAAACGAAATTAGATCAACAAGCATCGATACATAAAGAAGCTGCTAGAAAAGTGTGTGGTTTATATGATCGTTTAATATTGGTTGAAGCTAAGATGAATAAGAAAATACATAAAAGTGGAGGTCAATTTAAAATCATGCCTTATTTACGTATTATGATACGAAGTTTAGAAAATACAGTTAATCGAATACCTGATCATTTACGTAATGGTTTGGTTCCACGTCGTACAAAACCTTTTTGGGTTTATATATATGGAGATCCACGTATAGGTAAAAGTGCAGTATTTCAACCTTATGTTGTTAATGCTTTATCAAAAGCTCTTAACTTAAATACAAGTTATGAAGATTATACTAATTATACGTATTTACGAAATTGTGGAGAAGATTTCTGGGAGGGTTATGATAATCACTCAGTGCTTTGGTATAATGATATTTTTCAAAATTATTCTGATGAACAAGCTATGAATAAAGCAGTTATGGAATTAACTAATGTAGTTGATGATAACGTATATCCTTTAGAAATGGCTTTTGAACGAAAACATGGAGTTTATTTTAATAGTGAAGTGGTTATTAGTAATGCACAAGATGAAATAATTGGTGCTCCTTTTCTAACAAATAAATGTTGGTCAGGTGGAGCTCATTTATATGCGCGTCGTAATGTTAGTGTTAAAATAGAGGTTAATCCACGTTATAAAGTTCAAAATGCTGTTGGTTATGATCAAGCACGGGTAGATGCTAAAATGTTAATGAATCCAAACGAATGTGTTGGTTACGAACATTGCAATTTATTTACAGCAGTTGAGTTTAAACAAAAACTTTTATTTCCTAATGATATGTACACTTTAACTTTTACAGATAGAATGTCAGGTTTGCCATATCTATCAACAAATTTTGTTGATGGTGTTAAATATATTTGTGATGAAGCTATATCTTTTAAAGCTACACAAGGAGAATTTAAAAACCGTTTATATAATCATTTTGAAGCTATGTGGGGAGCTGCACCAACAATTGGTCAAGCTCAAGCTGATGATGGAATAACTGTAGAGGATGTGTTAGAAGATGAAGATGTTCCACCTATTCATCCTATGCCACAAGCAACATATCAATCCTCTCGACCTACGCCAGCTATGGGTGAATATCAAGATGCTACTGACGATGCTCAAGATCCTGGTTATTATCGTGGTTTATGGTTAGATGGTATTTATGCTCGAGCATTGCGAGATGTTGAAGCAACTTTTCCAGAATTGTTGGGAACTAATAATTATTCAACAATTTCGCGTGCACGAACTCGAGATGATGGTTATAGAACAGAAGCTGTATATGTTTATTATGCAAATAATTGTGATTTACCTGATGGTGATGTTCATGTTAGAGTAACTTTAGCTATTGAAGTTTTGGGAGCCGATTTTTGGCGTAGAGTTCCATTACCGAATTCTAAATGGCAAAAGATGTGTTTATCATTTAAATATTGTATGCAGAGTTTTAGAAATCAATGTCGTTTTCTTATAGCTACTATGCCTGCTATAGTTACATTTGTTGGTGTATGTGTGTCAGCATATATGTGGTATCGGGTTATAAAATTTTATTTTAATGTTATGTATAAATTTTATGGATTATCAACAAAAGAGGTATCAAAACCCATAGAAGAAGAACAAGATAAATGTATAGCTGAAACTGCTGAAGGTAAACAAAAGAAAGGAGTACATCAAATTTTACGTGTGAAACGTCAACCTGTACAAGCTACAGCTCAAAGTTATGATTCACAAAATAGTGTTATTGAAAATATACTACACGACCATATGTGTAAATTTAGTATACAAGTAGTGGATAAAGATGGTGTAGTTGCTACATCGCGAATGTTTGGAAGTGGTGTTTGTGTGGGTTCTGACATTTTTGTTATTCCTCACCATTTTTGGTATCGATGGATGGAGATGAAAGAACTTTATAATAGTAAATCTATGGATTTGCAATTGATTTTACATTGGAATGATAAAATTCAAAATGTAGTTGCATGGGATATGATAGATAGTTTACATTTAGATTATGATCATACAATAGATTTAATTTTTATACGTATTCGAAATGTTGTACAGAAATCACATATTAAAAAATTTTTTGTTAATAGTGATGATAGGCCTAATATGTTCGAATTATATTTATATGGACTTAAATCTCAAAGTTTTAATATGGCAACAGTTTCTGTCACACAAGGAAATTATGTAACTACTATGTATGAACATAAGAGTCAACCTGATCCTCTTTTTGGTAAAGAGTTTATTACTCGAGAATTAAATATACCTAGATGTATACAATATTGGAGTTGTTTTACTACAGTTGGCGATTGTGGTATGTTAGTAATGAATTGTGATTCAAAATTAAACTGTAGAAAAATTAGTGGTATGCATACTGCTGGACATACAGCAATGAATTATGGTATAGGATCTATGATTTTTCGTGAAGATATAGAGGAAGCTTTTGAGCATTTTTATCCAGATAAAGATTATGTTAGATCTATTGCTCAAGAATATGGCAAGCCTGATGAAGAAAGAGCTAAAGTATTAACTGAAATGGGTTTAGTTGTTTTAGGTCAAATACCACGTTTAGTTGTACCTGAATTTAATGTAAATCGAATTCCTATGTTAACTTTACCAAGATCCACTAAAATATCTAAAAGTGTGGTTTATGAAATTATGAATGAAGATTATGGTGCAAGTACTGTTGCTCCAGCACGTTTACGACCTTTTGTAAATGAGAATGGCGTACGTGTATCACCATTAATGAATGGTATGAAAAAATTGGTTAAATTTAGTCCTGTGATACCTAATTATTATGCAGAACCTATAAAACAACATATGTATGAATCAATTAAAGGGTGG